TCTCATCACGGAGTTCTTCGATCTCATTACCGAGTTCTTCGATTTTCTTGTTCTGTCTATAATTATGGATTTCCACCATAAGTGCATAAGTAGTAATAGTGAATGCGAAAACGGTTAGAGTTCGGTTGAATCTTGCTTGGTTTCTGAGTATTTTTTTCATTCTTTTAATGGCGTCCGAAGAAGCTTGTAAGCTTCCAAAAATATAATTAATTACCTCAACCATTAACTTTCCCCCTTTTTCGTTTTGTCTTGATAAAACTATCAATCGTTTCAAATTTCCAATCTTTGTGACTGTTGAATGTAAATATAAATTCCTGACCATTCGTTTGTCTTATACGGAGACTGTTTTTGCCGTTCTGAAACCAGGTATGTATTTTGTCTCCAGCATAAATTGGAAAATATAACTCAAACCATTTAAAAACTTCATTATGAGTCATTATACACCTCCTCCTAATATGCTAGGATGTCGTCCAAATACCAACACATTTGATACCAAATTTCAACAGTTCGTAAATCACGTTTGCAGTTCTTAACAGTAAATAAACCACCTTCTCCGTTTCGCTTGTATTCTCGATTCAGGAACTTAGATATTACTTTGTTTAAATATCTTTTATCGAACTTCGTATCGCTCATGAAGTCTAAACCTAGGTTTGAAATCATGTTCCAAAACCATTGTCCAGTTCGATTCCCTATATCCGGGTCGTCCATAATGTGTTCTTCGCAACGAATAGCAAGGGCTGTTAGCATTTCTAAAACGCTACAAGGGCGGTTATCTAAATATTCCGCAATCATTGAACGTTCGTATTTATGCTCATATCCAAATCGATATCGGAGGTCTATTCCATCTTCGGCTCTGTTACTATCCATTTCAATGACATATGTAAACTCTATATCATGTAGATGGGTCAAAAGCTTCCGATAGAATAGTCTCTTAGAATATCCATCTTTACATACGAGCTGGTACATCCATTCGAAGTATTCTTTGTTTAACCAGTTTTTTGTCATTAGTCATCCACCTCGTGTGGTTTTCTATTGTGTGGTTTTCTGATGACGTCCGAATATTTTCTTTGATCTAATAGTATTTCGTAATCACATTTTAGTCTGTCATTTCTGACAAATACTGAATCATCCTCATACTCTCCAAAACTATTCAAAGAATCGAATCCGACAACGTCTTCGATGTCTTCTATGATTTCATCATTGTCATCGGCCAGAATCTGATCAGCGTAATAAGTTAGACTAATTGTGTCATAGTCATCCAATTCACCGAACTCCTCTGGAGCGATAACATATTTATCCATGTTCATAGACTCCTCCTCTTCGGGTTTTTCATCAACCATATCAGAATAGTTAGTATAGCCCTGTTCGCGTAAACGGGCTGCGTATTCAATAATATTTGGTTTTTCCTTTGCGTTGTCTGCCTTTATTTGGACTTCTTCTTCGATAAGCTTGCCATTTGAATCAGTCTTTACCTCTGTAAAATATTCAGATATCCTCTTGGAGAATACTTCTTTGACAGAATTAATTTCGTCTTGAGCTATCCGCTCATATTTTTTCTCAACGTATTTCCATGTAACGACTGAACCGACAGCTGCTCCTAGAACAAATATCATAAAATTTATTGTTTTATTATTCATAAATACACCTCCTAAAATATAAAAGACCACCCTAAGACCGTTTCTAAAGATCAAAGGGTAGTCTTCGTATTACATCAAATCTAAAATATTTCCATCTACGTTGAAGTCGAGAAGGACTACTCGTTCGTATACTTCTTTTCCAACTTCGCCCATAGCTGCATCCTTTACAAAAGCCATTTCATCTCTTCGGTAAGCTTCGGAAATCCCGAAATCAACGTAATTATCACCATTAGGGTTATCGGGATTATATACCCAACCAACAATTTGACCGGCTTTGGTTCTAGGAATACCAAGATCGTCAAGCACATCGTTCAGAAACAAATATCCGTTTGCCCTTAATTTATCGTTAGCATACTGCTGTTGGGCGAGAAGAAACATTCGATTATAGTTTCCGTCGTCTTCCCAATAAGGATTAGACTCGTCAAAGAAGAAAGTATAATCACTCAACGAATCTCTTTCTACAACATTGACGGTCTCTTTAACTTTCTTTTCCTTACCGTCTTCATCAACAACGATCTTTTCGATCTTCTTTGCCTTGATGCCGTGCCTTAGTTCGCGGTCGACTTCTTCGCCAAAACGCTCCACAACTCGATTTCTATACTGTTTAAAACCTTTGTCGACCGTAGCATATGCAGCTGCGAGAGCTACATTTCTTTTACGAAGAATATTATTCGATGCTAAAATGCTACTCAAGGATAGAGCACCAAGAACTACTGCTGGGGCATAAAGTTTGGCAAGCTTAACACCGGTCTGAATATAAACGATAGTCAAGTCTTTCTTAACGTCTTCGGGTGTATATTCCTCTGCGAACTTTTCATTGTCCGCACATTTATGAATAGCGTCGATATCTTCTTTAGCCTTTTCCAAAATATCACTCGCTTTAGTAGTAGCTTTACAAGCCATTACAGCACTTGTTACGGTTCCAATAACTCCGGCCACTACAAGAATCTCGGGGCTATGTTTTTTGAGTTTAAAACCAATCTTGTTAATAGTTGTAATAAGTTCTTTTTTCATATTATCTTCTCCTTTTCTTTTTTATTATTAATATCCGCACCACAGGCTGCATAACCAGCCAAGTCTACGAAGCTGTCTTCGGTTGCAGTCCCGGTTTTAATTCTAGCTATTTTAAGTAATGCCATCATCATGGCAACATCTATTGCCGTAAATTCAGTATTTTTATATGCCGACCATAAATTGGCAATTAGTTGAAAATTATCTTCTGGTGAGCCGTATTCGTTTACACGTTGACCGCATACACATTGTTTGGCTTTATCTAGAGTTTCAGCTCTTGTCATTATAAAAACCTCCTAATTTATCGGAAGGGCTTTGGGTAGCTTAAGCATGTAGCCATCTCGTACCCTAATTACGCAGGCACTCCTAATATCAGTCCATCCGTAGTTGTTGTCCGTATAATTACCAGTGATACCGACTAAATCATATAAGTCGGCAACACTAACTAAACCATAAGTAGAAACCAACTCATCCATTCTTGATAGGACGTCTTCGGCTTCTCCTCGGTTATCAAAGATAATATCATCATAGTTGTATCCAGTTTTTGTTCGAACAGCGCTATAATCCCTTCGGCTATCATAATAGCTCCTGTAAGATACCTTAGAGGCAGCGGTATTACTCTTTGTCTTACCTGTACCCCCGTAAAGTATCATATCAATACCGTTTGTCACGATATCCGAAATGGCTTTTTTAATTGCTGGAACCAATATATCAAGTAATATATACGACTTTACATTTGTAACATCTTCGGATATAAATATATCAGCAAACTTCTTAATCTCGCTTTTCTTTTTGGACTTTACCGTTCCGGAAATTACTTTTTCTACTTTCTTTTCCGGAATAGCCCTCTTTTGATCCTCCTTATATTTATGGGAATTTGGCTTGTATTCTTCCATTAAATATCGATTCCTCCTTTCTATAAGACAGTCTTAGGTTTTGGAAAATCGATCTGATATCCGTATTTAGTTCTCGTGATGTTTACTGTACTTAGATCACTCCAACCAAGTAAACAATCCTTAAAACTTCCAATGAAACCACATTGATCATATAAATCATAAACGGTAAACCAACCATACGTTCTACAAATATTATCAGCGATAGAAAGAACATCTTCAGCATCCTTTCTCGTTTCAAAAACTACATTTTCAAAGGGTTTATCAGTTTTACGACGTTCGTAATAACTCCTATAAGACGGATATCTTTTCTTTGTTTTGTCGTCTTTTCCATACAGGAACGTTGTCACTTCTTCTGAAATTTTATTTTTTAATGCCGTCCGAAAAATATCAGACTTAACCACAAATTTAATAGTAGTTATGCCGCAGAGTACGAACCCTCCAGCTACACCACTGGTAAATATCAAAGCGCTTTTTACAAAATTATTCATGTTTTTTTTCCTCCTTTCAAAAAGAAAAAGGGAAAGTACCCTGTTAAAGGTACTCTCCTTCGTTCTTAGTAATCAATACCAAAGAAATCGAGACACTCGTCTCGAGTTTCAAATTTCTTATCAATCTTATAGTAAACTCTTAAGTAAATACTATCTTCATAACAATTGTATTTACACATGATTTTCTCTTCGATTTGTTCTAATAAAATATCGGTCAGCTCCAATATTTCATCTTCTTTTTCATCAAAGAGTTCGAATTTATTGTCCTGTTCATATATGTCGTCTCCCAAAATCTCCTTTGTTGCCAATTTTAATGCCAAATTGTCTAAGTATCGGGCTTCCCAGCCGATAATATCAGTGTGCTCGATGAAAATGTTTTCTTCTATCTCTTTATCAATAAGTCTTTCAGCTTTTTTTAGTAGTTTATTCATTCTATTATCCATTTTTATTTTCTCCTTTCTCTATTTTCTATTTACTCTTCAATTTCAACGAAATTATCATTTTCTGCGTTAATCATTTGTTGTTCTTTCTTGATTTTGATTTTAGTCATTACCGGTTTGATCACATACTTGTAAGCTGCCAAGCCTCCAAGAACTGTCAAACTGATGATACCTGCCACTTTTAAGCCTTTACTCTTAGTAGTGTCTTCAATAAGTTCATTTACCATAATTTCTTCATTCATCATTTTAATATCTCCTTTCATTTAAAATATAATATTTAATATGTTCTCCATTAAAGGATGTGTTTTTTTCGCGTACTAATAATTTACCTGTCTAGGCGCGACTCGATAATCAATTACAAGACAAGGTGTTCCTTCATCCGCCAACTGTGAACTAAAACTTAACTCTATGTATCCGTGATCAATATGCCAACCAAGATCATCACCGATACTGCTCGGATTAAGACCGATTTCATAATAGAATTCATTGAGGGAAATATACATTTCGTCCCTCATTCTTCTATTAAGTTCGTTTTCTATCTTTTTTAATTGGTCGATATCTGATTTAAAATATCTACCTGAGATTGAATCGTAGCAGAGAGTATTACCTCTTTCAGTAATGATGACTTCTTTACTAGTAACGGGGTCTTGTTCAATTCTATCCTTGGCGATCGAATCTCTTATAGCTTGTTCCTTTTTCTTGCCGATCGTCTCTATAACTTTTTCCTGGTACTCTTTGAGAGCTGATTCCGAAAGAGTATAGGCTGTAGCAAGAGCCGCATTTCTTCTGGCATTTACAGAGCTTGCCCCAATCAGGCATATTATGGATAAACTTCCGGTTATAGCAGCAGGAATATAACATTTCCAGGTAGTTTTGATAATATCTAGCGGTTTGAGCTTTTCAATGTAATTACATGTGTCATGACCATTTTCTTCGGCTTCTTTGAGTAATTCCCTATTTTGTCTATCTTTTTCTTCCTCAATTAGTTCGATAGCTTTTGGGGTTGCTCTAACCGCCATTACGGTTGTAGTAATCATTCCAGCAATTCCAATACCGGTTAATATCTCAGGACTTCGCTTACTAATTACCGTCCGTACACTTTTGGCAACATTAGATAGGTTTAATTTACCCATATTTTTTTTCCTCCTTTCAATTTATAAAAATAATAAAATTATATCATCTGCAAAATCCTTGGCAATGGTAAATATACGTTCGTGTTTCTCGCTGCAACCGTCGTAAATATAATTTTCCAGGTCGTCCATGAATTCTGCAATAATATCAACTGGTGGTACAGGTTCTCGTCCAGTTATACAAGAAGGGAGACGTTCGGCCTCGGTGTTCAGACGATCTATGATCTCGTAAGCTGCCCATCTTGCGTAACTCAGGTCCTCAAAGTAATCTTTTAAATCTTTCGGATTAACTTGTCCGAAATAATCAGTAGCACATAAATGTTCATCTATGTGTTTGTTAATTGTAGATATAACCATGTCGCACATTTCCTGATTACGGATTCTGACCGCCTCCTTCCTTTCTAACAAAGAAAAAGAGTCCTTGTTAGGACTCTTCTTTTATTTTGGTAAGTGCTTCAATAACCTTTTGCTCAATCTTATTATCCATCTTTTTGTCGTTAACCCAATCGGTTATGAGTGTTGCTCCCATTCCAATTGTAGTTGCCGCAATACCGAGGATTTTAATTAGTTTATCGTTCATAAAACAATTACCTCCTTTCATAATAGCGGTTGTAAATTGTGCGTATTAAGTTTCAAAACTAAATTTGTTTGGGTCCCGGCGTTCAAAAACAATCCGCTTGTAGCAATTCAACATGATAAAGAGCAGATATAACACAACATTCAAGACCGTCATCCAGTACGGTATGTCTATTGTCGAAATCAAGCCACATGATTCCGTCTTCCATAAGTTCATTTATACTCCAGCCAATATCATCGCCGTTCTCAATTTTGTCAATCCCGAGGAACTCGTAGAATTCGTTTATACTGACACTACCTTTAAGTTGAAGATTACGATTAATATGATACTGGGCATTTAATACAGCAGCCATAGTTGATGTAAAATATCTTTGGGAAAATAAGTCGTAGCACAGGATTTTCTCACTTTCAGAATCTAAATCAGAAGAATATACCGAATATCCATCCGCTGATATATAAGTATCCTTTGCAATCTGAGCTTTAATCTTCGAATCAGCATCTTCTCCATAAACAGTATTGGCAGCCTTTCTGTACTGCTGATAAGATTCTCTTAATAAAGCATAAGCACTCGCTAACGATGCCTGATTGCGTTTGTTCAAGACGTTCGCTCCAAATATACAAGCGATTGTGGATAGACCTACTAAAGCGGCTGGAATATAACATTTCCAAGTGAGTTGAACGACCTCGAGTTTCGTGGGGCCGTAGTAGTTTCCTTCATGATCAATTCCTTCACGAGCCCTAATAATATCCACGGCTTTTGGAGTAGCTTTAACTGCCAATACAGAGGTGGCTACCACACCTATCGCGCCAAGACAAGTCAGTATGGCGGGGGATGATCGTTTCAAATATCCTTTCATAAATTTTTCTCCTTTCAAAATATAAGAGCCTTTGCGGCTCAAAAATAAAAAGGGCTGTAGGGAGCATCGAACTCCTACAGCGGCGGAATCACTTAAGATTCTACATTCGTGTCACACCACTTCCTTTCATAATAGCGCTTGCAAATTTCGCGTAAAATATAAAAAGCAAGAGGCAATGCCTCCTACTTCTCCTACTTCTCCTACTTCTCTTCCTTCTCAATTCTAAGCGTCATGTGTTCGCATTTGATGTTTATATAGATGCTGCGTTCTTGGTTGTCTATAACCATCGGAATTTCAATATCTGTGTCTACGTTCCTTGCTTCGTATAGAACTCCCTTTTTCAATATCGCTGATATAATCATATCCGTGATTTTCATAAATATCACTCCTTTCGTAATAGGAGATGTAATTTTCGCGTAAAATTACTAAAAAACGACCTTTTTCGTCTAAAAATATCACAAAAATAAGGCATATCGTTTCTAAGGCTCTTATTAGCCTATTTAAGCGATTTTACCTATTTAATGACTTATACCATTGGTCGACCTTTTAAAAAGCCTTAAAACGAATTCTACGAGGTCGTTTTTCTTCCAACCCTTGAAAAAATATGCATTTTTAACGATTTCCGAGGACTTGTCTTAAATATCAATTAGAAAAACGAAGAGAACGCGTAATTCACGCGACTCTTCGCTTCTTGAACTTTTAAATCCTCCCTTATTTAATCGTTGGTC